TCATAATAAGCTTTGACGAACGCAATAAAGTTCGGTCCTTCTTCTCTATAAAAAGAAGGGAACTGTTGAGCAATGAATGGCGATATAAATTTTTCGATTTGACTCATTAGACAGGCTTCACTGTAATAGTTATACCTTCAGAAAGATCAATCAATAGAACGTCGTTCTTACTTGATCTAATATCTGTGTCCGTAGACTTACAATAAAAACTAATTCCATCTACATCGACTGTATCTGAAATAATTATTTGATTAAGTGATATTGTACCTTGTGTATAGTCAATTGATCCAGCTGTTTGATAAGTCTGAATGCCAGGTGTGGTCACGTCCTTTAGATAGATAGTTGTGGAACTATTCACTACTTCTATATTGGTACCACTTTGTGATACAGTAAAGGTATTGGCATTTGGATTATAATCCGTATAGGAATATCGTCTACCATTTGAAATAAATTCAGTTGAATAGAAAGATCCTGGAGCAATCTTATTTCTAAATTGAATCGTCATAAACACTCGTGCATTCACGTCTGGTGTCAGTATTTTCTTGAGAGTAATCTTAGTTTCATTACTTGAAATACTAGGATGAGCAGCATTAATTGCAGCTTCAAATCTAGAGAATCTAAACTCGGTATCAAAGTCATTTAACTCATCTGTATTAAATGTAGTAATAGCATTCTTTACCAATGTTGAAATATCAGTAGGTGCCAAATCAGTTTGATTTGGCACATATTTACAAATAGTATCAACCAAGATATATAGATAGTCTGGATTTACTACTACTGGAGTGATACCTAAAGTACATTTATCGGATAGAAATGATTCAATATCTTCTTTTTCTGAATCCGAAAGAGTTTCACCTGTAAATGTAGCAGGAGCAATAAAGACCTTACCAAACTGCGGTTGGCCTGTAACAGTTTCACCACCATAGACATGGACTGTTTTTATGTCTTGGTAGTTTTGTAGTACCAGAGTTCTAAAATCCTCAATGGTCACCGCACGCTCTTGTGTCTGATAACCTCTTGGTGCTCTGTATCTGATTTCCTCAATTGACTCTGCCTCCGCACCACCAAATGAAGCAGCTACAGTTGTAATGGCAGGTACAATGGCACTTCCGTATCCGTTATAAGATCCTAGATTATCGTCTAGTGTAAATGTATTACACTTATTACCATTCACACCAGAAGAGATTCTATAGCTTGCAATGACTGTAGCACCGTCTTTGGGTTTTCTACCAAAGACTCCATCACCAAATGCTATTTCATATTTGGTATCCTCTGTGGCTTGCACAAAATATACCTGGGAATTAGCGGTCAGACCAAACAGAGAGGTTGCTTTTTTATAACTTAGACTTGTTTGTCCGCCGTCCTCAGTTACAAGAACAAGCAGAGAGTCAGTGTCAATAGTCTGATTTGATAGAATAAATCTCTGTGCTTCTACTGAAGAATCATACACAAATGTATCTTGAATAAGTGAACCTTCATAGACTTCTACATTTGCTGCCACAAACTGATTATTTGATGGATATAGAGTCAATGTTTCATTGGTTACAAATGTAAATGAACCATTGGAGTTTCGACCAGTAAAGCGTGTACCCTCTGGAATTTCAAATGATGCCAAATTAGACTGAGCAAAGGTGAGATTCAATAATGCTTTGGATGACTTTGTGGACCTAGGAGTATAGTTCAAAGATTTAGCAATAGAGATCACACTATTTCTGAGCTGCGCCGAATCCAAAAACATCTCGGAAGCAACCATGTTCAGATAGAACGTATTGAGATATGAATTGTAGGAAAGGATATCCAACAGCACCGACATATTGGAGCCGTCAAAGTCATAGTCCTGAAAGAGTGCTTGACTCTTTAGATAAGTCTTGAGTGTGCTTTTGAGAGTGTCAAAATCTAGATTGACTAGACTTATGGAGTTATTTGCTGCCATTTATCTGATTCTTCTTAAGATGAGATCGACCGTTTGTATTGTCTGACTATTTATTATAGCAAATATGATGCTCACTGTTAAATCATTACCGTTTGGATTTGATTGAGCTTGAACTTGAATTAGACTTACTCTTGGTTCATGATTAGCAATGACATTTGATATTTCATATTCTAGTTCAGAAGCAGCAATAATATCATTTGGTTCAAATAATACACGCTTTACATTTCCACCAATGGTTGGTTGAAAGAGTCGTTCGGTTACATTTGTTAATACTAGATTTCTCACTGACCTCTTGATTGCAGCATCGTTCTTTGCTCGTGCTAAATCTTTGGTAATAGGATGCGGTGTCAGATCAACGAGAAAATCCGAAAATAGATCCGGAGTCTTTTGTGTCTGAGTATAGTTATCGGCTCTCGTTGACATATTCTTTCCTTACTAGTCGTTAATACGAACTTGTGTACCATTAATAAGAACATTAGCACCAGAAGCTTCAATTGTAATTTCACCACCAGAATCAATAACTATCTTACTTCCACTACCAGATTTTAATGTAATTAAACCTTGAGCTTCTACTGTAAAATTACCTGCAGCATTTACCGTAAAGTCATTACACTTTACAAAATAATCTTTACATCTTATCTGATAATTACCATCACAATTAATATCAATATTACCAGCAGAAGCCACTTGCCAATCAGATTCAATTGTGTCTACTCTATTTGCTTTTACAACAGTAAATTTGCTACCCTGTATAGAATTATATTCACTACCTTGATATTCTCTAGTTACATCACCTGTCACGGTTTCATCTTTAAGTCCCATGACTCTTTGAATATAATCACCACCGATACCAAGTTGATAGTTGGCACCAAGTCCTAGAATATAGTCTCCTTTGGTTGCCGCATACATGGAGATATCGGCATTCAGTGAATAGTTACCTTTGATCTTATAATCCACATGACCATCGGACGTAAAGGTAACACCGTCCTTATGATAATAGTTTGCTTTGGCTTGGACTACTTGACGCCATGCACCATCACTTTCAATCTCTACATAAGTACCCTGAGTATGAGCAATCTTTAGACTTTCTTTACCTGGTGCATCATTGATATGAAACTCATGACCAGATCGTGAAACCGTTGCTTGATTATAAGGATAATCAGTTGCAAAAGTTGATTCTGTTTTTCTTCTATTTTCAGGATTATCCGACATTATGAAACTCCAACTGCAAGCAACTGCGCTCGTCTAGCACGGAATGCTTGGTTTTTTAAAAAATCATTTTGTAGTGTTGAAGAAGTAATATTATTTGCTACTGAAACTGAAGCAGAAATTTTTGGGACAAATACCGATTGGACTGCAGCCGCTAAAGGTGGAATAATGGATGCAGCAAGATTGATAAGTGAAGCAGGACTAAAACCATTACCAAGAACACTTTTAGCACCAAAAGCAGAAGCAAAAGTTGTTACACCTCTTATAGCACTAAGTAACCCTGGACCAGAAATAGATCCAGTAACTAGACCACCAAGTGATGCACTTACTGCAGTCTGTGTAGCAAACTGAGTGTGTTGTTGTGGTGAACCATAATTTGGTTGACCGTTACGAAGTGTAAAGATAGGATCACCTACACCTGCAGGATCAACCCAACGAATATAACCTGGATATGGATCCGTATCATATGAATAATATTCTTGAACATATGCTTCTGGTGGTTCTACCTGAACACCAGAAGCAGGTGAAAATGAAATACCTGGTACTCTAGCCAAAGGTGCACTAATTAATCCACGAATATCAGCATCAAGTCTAGATCCAGCAACGTAGTTTAGAGCCCCAGAAGTATAGCGTGTGATACTATTAACACTGGTCACTGCTTGTGCTAGTGCCAAATCAGCAGCGGCAGCAGTACCATTATTTAGTGGACTGATTCCGCAGATTTGCACACTTGCCAATGCATTAATAAGATTTCTAACACTCTGTATAGTATTAGCAACTTCATTTAAAGCTTTTAAAATTTTTGCAATGCCAAACCTTTGCGCAAGTTCTAGTATGGCATTACGAATGGCATTTGCAACAATACCTACAATACCATTGATAAGACTTGTAAGATTCAGTTGAATATTAATCTGTAATGCATTGAATGGTAAGCAAGGAAGAGCAGATATTCTACTTCTTGGATCAACTTTTCTGAACATTTGTAACACATCAGAATCATCTGTTTTATCGGATGATGCTATAGTAGGAACATCAGCATATGACATACCTTGTTCTACTTCTTTGGTAAGCACTACACCTTCATCACGTTTAATACTATCAATATTGACTTCACCGCCATCAATTTGAGTGATAGAAACTCTATTTGGATTGAGAGCCGTATATGGATTTGTAGCAGAGGCTTGACTAGCACCTGGAATAGATCCAAATGCAGGATCAATTTCCGGTGCACCACCGACTGTTGATCCGGATTTTACATCACCTGCTTTACCAACTACGCCTGTAATGATAGGAAGTTGTCTATCCCTATCTGCCCACATTCCGATAACACGAGACCCCTTTACTAGACCTACAGGCGCTGATCCCATTCTACCTAATGCAGCTGAACTTACAGGTTGAGTGACTTGCGCCCATGGTAGATCTTCATCTGGAATAGCCGTTGTATCATCGTGTCGGCCAAATACTCGTACTTGAACCCGACCTGATTGGTAAGGGTCCATTACGTTTACAACTATACCTACCCACCAACCAGAGGTATCTCCTAATGCTCTTTCTGTCATATCTTAAATAGTCTCCTCATAAGCACCTTTAATACATTCTATTATGCATGTATATCTAGGTCTTTCACCAAACTCACCGATCTTATGGTGTATTCTAGAAATGAGAAACTTACCAGTCATTAATGGATCTTCATCAGTTGGACCAGTAAGCCCTTTTTTATTTGGGATCTCGCATGTAATGACTTGACCTGCAGTCAATAATGTATCACCAGGAACCTTAATTCTCATGGCATTCTGCATGAGTGCCGCTAGATAAGCCTGTGTATCTGGTGTTGCTTCAGGAATATTGGTGACTGGTCTCTGAGCATAATCTAGTGGGATGAATGATTGCTTTGCAGTCTTTTCATCATGATATTTATTTTGAAATGATGAAGTAATATTTGATCCTGAACCACCATCTTTATATGCATTTGGATCTGTTTTAATAACTTCTCTAGAGAAATCCCATGTAGCAAAATTAAATGTAGTGATTCTTCTAGGACCACCATACTCAATATTCTCTAATGATTTGAACTGATTTGGGATTTTATAGGCTAAAATATTATCATCTTCACGTGCTGCATAGTCAATATTCAGTGCTGATTGTTGAAACTTTTTTACAGAGGATCCTTGAAACAAACCCTCAATCGAAACAAAGTTGAAAGTCTGTTGTTCATTCTGTCTATTTTCAAAATAAACATAGATCGAAGTCTTATTTTCAGCCGAGACTGCACGTTTACGTACCAGATTAATAGCTTCATATACCGGTTTGTTATCAACTAAAATCTTTTGTGATCCTTTAGTCGCTTCAATCACCAAGGGCTTTTCACTTTTTAAATAGTTCTTATGTATATCATCAATGACTTCTGAACATAACTCATTATAACTACGCATGAATTCTTTTTTACCATAGCGTGCTTCTTCTGAAACACACTTCAGTGTATATTTCTTACCTTTCTGAGCACCGACAAACTCTAATTCGGCTAATTCATTCAACGCAAAGACAAAATCACCACGCACGGTACCAGGAATGGTATAACTAAAATACACCATTTCATCACCGACAATCTTGAATGTACCTAGTAAATCTTCGGTATCAAGAACAACAATATCACACACGGTACCTGGTGTAAAAATACTCTCATAGATAGAAGCACTAAGAAAAATTTTGGATATATCTAGATTTGCTCTATCTGATACTATAGAAATATTCTCAAGTGTAATGTCACCAGATTGATAACTTGCCATTATTTCATAAGCCTCTTTAGTTCTTTAGAGATTTGTGTAGAATATCTTTTGTCAAGAACTTGTATGCTTTTGTTTCTTTCGTTGATTTCTGTTTCATATTGAAAATATGTTACTGCATCCCAATAGGTAGTTTCGGATGATGGTATATTATTTGCCAATGAAGTTACAGCAGTAAAGACGGTGTTTGCTTTACTTTCCCTACCGTATAGATAACTGGATCCTGTAATTGTACCAGTAGTTGTGGTGTCAAATAGATGCTGAAGTATTACGGTGCTGCTATTTGAAAAACTTACCTGACCACGACCAGTATTATTAGCATCAAATGTAACATTTACAATCTCGTCTGAAACAAATGCCAATCCATTAGCAACTGCATATGAGGCAACTCTATTGGTATTATATTGCCAATCCTCTCTTTTTCGTACATAACCGTTTGGTACTGTATTTTTGGTTTCGTCCAAATAAGTTGGAGTGTAGTATCTAGCCAGAGAACCATTGGCGCTTACGATAGTATTATACTGAGAGACTGAAATGGCATCTGGTTGTGTGTACCAGTTGTTACGGAAATATTTTATTTTGCTTACAGAGTTTTCATATGAACCATATTTCTTTACTATAAAAGCATCAAATGTATTTTGATCTAGATTCCAGTCATAATATGGATCGACCATCTTATTTGTAAGATATAGAATCCAAGACATGTATTGATCTTGATAATACTCATCGGCAATCACATCTGGACGTTCATATGGTTTTATATCATAAAGATAATATAGATTTGGATTAGAATAGACGCTATTTAACACCACCGATCTTTGAGTAAGATTGACGGCAACTGTATTAGCATAGTCGATTAACTTAAATTTTTCAAAATATCTTTCTGGCATTACTCTATCCCATTATTGTAAAGCTTGACCTATTAGCCCAGGAACTCCCGGTAATATGCCAATAAATTGTTCTAAAGTAACTGGTAAACCAGGAAGTCCAGTGTTATAATCTCTCAAATCAATAAAATCAAGTTTGGTAAAATATTCAATCTCTTGTAGTTCCATTCGCATTTCAACCGCAGTAGGTGCACCTGGAATAGATCTAAAAAATGAAGGTCCACCACCAGGTGCAAAATTCACGTTTACACTTTTGATTATGCATGGCTTAAATTTATATAGATGTTCATCTGTTGGATATAGTTTTAGTAATACCATTTCTGGATACTCAAATATTACACCAGAAGATGTAAGCAAACCAGGTAACATATGATATTTTATAGTATTAATAATATTGGTTAGTTGTAAAGATTCCTGTTGATTTTTTGGCATAAACTTCCAGGAAAAACTATGACTTTTAAATGATGGATTTTTAAATACCACAGTCAAAAATGGATTAATAGCCAATCCAGAAATTGCACTTACGGCATTTAAAATATTTTCACCATTAGGAACAGAACCAATTGCTCTTTGGAGACCTTCAACTGCAATACCTTCCGCTATTGTACCACCACGATTTTGCGTGCCTGTAGCTGCTTCAGTAAAAGCACCTAACATAGAGCCCAACGCCGCTTGATCGTAATTTAATGTTGTTGTATCATTTAATTGATTTGGTATTGGGAGATATATACTACCTTGTGTCAAAATGTCTTTTCTATTTGAAATGGCTCTTTTTTCATACTTTACAAATCTCATTGACATAAAATATGGATTATAGTCAGAATCTTCACCAAGTAAATCAAGTGGAAATCTAAGACTATCTTGAAATAAACCAGCACGTGCAGTTCTTCCAGGTAATTCTGCAAGTGCTCGAGCACCTAGAACTGCAGTACCACCAACGGCTCCTTCAAATGCTAAAGCCACAGCACCACGAACGGTATCTCTTACTATATTATTAGCTATACCTCTTACAGCTGATCTTGCAATAGGCCCTAATGCCATCCATTTATTCCTTGATAAATATAACTCAATATATATTTATATGAG